CCCCGCCGATGAAGCGGCCAGCGCCGACGCCGACGAGGTGCGCGCGCCCGAGGACGTGGACCTGACGCCGACCGATGCCGTGGCCCGCGCCGCGCGCAAGGGGCTGCGGCTATACGAGGACGGCAAGGCGGGCGACGGGCTGGTGCAGCAGACCGTCCGCGATGCGCGCAAGATGGCCAACCGCGAGCCGCTGTCCGAGGACAAGGTGCGCCGGATGCCCGCATGGTGGGCGCGTCATCGTAACGACTGGACCGCCGCCGACACCGAGCCGGGCGAGGAAACGCCGGGCTACGTCGCCGCGCTGCTGTGGGGCGTGGACAGTAAGGACGGCAGCCCCGGCGCGACGTGGGCCGCGCGCAAGGTCCGGCAACTGGACCGGGCCGAGGATGACAGGCAACAGGCCGACACGGCTGGGAAGGACACCGACATGGCGACCCGCGACGAGGGCGCATCATGGATGACCGCCCGGCAGCGGGCGCTGTACGGGAAACTGGAAAAGATCGCGGACACATTCGGGCCGTGGGATGGCGGGACCGGCGCGAACGGCGCGCACTACATCCCGCCCGCCGAGAACCCGTGGACCGATGACGGACTGGCCTGCGCGCGCTGCGCGTTCTACCGTGGCGGCGGCGGGTGCGAAATCCTGGCGCAGTCGGTGGACCCGGACGGCCTGTGCCGCCTGTGGATTGTCCCCGACCCGGACGCCCCGGCCGACGACATGCCGGTGATGGATGACGGCGAGGACATGCCCGCCGATGATGCGGCACCGGCGACCGTTGCCCCGTCCGGCGACGAGGTGCCATCCCCTGACATGCAGGACGCCGCCCGCGTGGAGCGCGCGCTGTCGCCGGGTCGGGTGGAGTGGCGCGAATCCGGGGCCGGTCCCGACTACCGCACCGTGGTCGGCTACGCCGCCGTGTGGGATGCCATGTCCGAGGACCTGGGCGGGTTCCGCGAGGTAATCAAGCGCGGCGCGTTCGCTGACGCGCTGGCATCCGGCGACGACATCCGGTTCGTGCTGGGGCACGACATGGATACGGTGATGGCCCGCACGTCGAACGGCAGCCTGGAACTGGTGGAGGACGACACCGGCCTGCGGGTGTGGGCGCGCATCGCGCTGGACGACCCGGACGCGCAGCGGCTGGACGCGAAGTTGCGTTCGGGGGCCATGTCGCAGATGTCGTTCGCCTTCACCATGCCGCCCGAGGGGCGGGGCGAAAAGTGGGATTACAGCGGGGGCGTGCCGGTGCGTTCCGTGGAGCGCGTGCAGGCACTTTATGAGGTGTCGGCCGTCGGCGCGCCCGCTTACCCCGCGACCGCGCTAGCCGCGCGGGCGGGTATCCTAGAGGATGCGATTAGCAGCGGTCGCCTGCACGATGCAGGGGCCACCGCCGCCGCACCGGCTGACCCGGTGGACGGGACGCCGCAGGCAGCGCGCCTGGGCACGGATGACAAGGCAAAGCGCGAGGCGTCGGCCCGATGGGCCGCCCGGCTCGCACGAATCCGTAAGGAAGTGAACTAGAGATGGGTGACAAGATCACCGAGGCGCGCGCGGCTGTGGATTCCGCGCTGGACGAGTTTGAGGCCGCAGTTACCGCCGTGGGCGAGGCTGACGCCGAGAACCTGGAGGCCGCCGAGGCCCGTGCGCGCGACATGGAGGCGGAGGTTGAGCGCCGCCGTAACATCGTCAAGCGGCTGGAGGACATCGCGGAGGCGCGTGCAGCGCAGCCGGTGATGGTCCCCGCCGATGAGCCGCAGGCCCCGGAGGTGCGCGAGGTGTCCGTGAAGGTGACCCGCGAGGAGTCCGTGTACCACCCGGACCGCCCGCACTCGTTTTTCCGCGACCTGTACCACGCCCACAAGGGCGAGCGGGACGCGCAGGACCGGCTGGGCCGTCACAAGCGCGAGACCGAGGCGCGTGACCTTTCCTCGTCGTCCGACACGGGTGGCGCGGATTTCGTCCCGCCGATTTACCTGGAGGACCTGTACGTCCCGGTGCAGCGTCAGGCGCGCGCGGTGGTGAACACCATCCCGACCCTGCCGCTGCCGGACGCGGGCATGACCATTTCGATGCCGAAGTTGGACACGGGCGTGTCCGTGGCCGCGTCGGCCGACAATGGCACGGTGTCCGAGACTGACGCCACCACCAGCACGGTGACGGCATCGGTTCGCCTGTTCGCAGGGCAGCAGGACATCAGCGTGGCCCTGTTTGAGCGCACGAACATGGACGCCATCATCTTGGCGGACCTCGTTTCGGCCTACGATGCCGCGCTGGAGTCGGCCGTCATCAACGGCACCAGCGGCGCTAACTCGCACGTCGGGCTGCTTCAGGTGTCGGGCATCAACACCGTCACCTACACCGACGCCAGCCCCACGGCTGCCGAGACTGTCCCGAAGGTGTACGACGCACTCCAGCAGTGTGAGGTGGGTACGTCCGGCCGGTACAAGGCCACGCACATCGCCATGCACCCGCGCCGCGCCGCTTTCCTCGCGGCCAACCTGTCGTCCACCTTCTCCCTGTTTCAGGTGGGGACGTACAATCAGGCCGTGGGCGAGCAGGCCGGTGGGTCGGTCCTGTCGTTCGCGGGCATTCCGGTCGTTACCAGCACGGGCATTCCGTCCACGCTGGGCAGCGGCACGAACGAGGACACCATCGTGGTGTACGCCGCCGACACCATGCGATTCATGGAGGGGCCGCTGCGCACCCGCGTGATGTCCGAGGTGCTGTCGGGGAATCTGACAGTGCGCCTTCAGGCTTACGCCTACAGTTCGCTGGCATCGGAGAGGCTGCCCGCCAGCATTTCCGAGATCACCGGCACTGGCCTCGTCACCCCGTCGTTCTAGGGGCTGACGGCTAACGGCTGACGCCGGGGGCTGGCATCCGCTGGCCCCCGGCAACGCCGGGAAAGGACACACCAACAGCATGACGAACGAACAGCGACAGGCCCGCATTACCGCCCTGCTGCGCGAGCGCGTGGGCTACGAAGCGCGGGGCGACAAGGACCGCGTGAAGGCCGTGGACGCCGAACTGGCTGCTTACGGTGCCGAGGGTAAGGCCCCGGCCCAGCGTGCCACGAAGCGCCCGGCACCGACTGCCCGCAAGATCGAAAAGCGATAGGACGCGCGCGCGGTGGCTATTGACCTCATCACGCTGGCGGATGTCCGCACAGAACTGGAACTGCCCGCCGCTGACACCAGCCGCGACACGCTTATCGGTGTCATCATCACCGCCATTAGCCGCGCCATTCATACCTATTGCCAGCGCGAGTTCGTGACCGAGGCACCGTCGGCCACCGCTACGCGCAAGTTCCGCATTCCCGTCGGCCAGCGCGTGCTGGACCTGAACCCCTACGAGGTACACAGCACCAGCAGCCTGGGCATCACCATCAACGTGGAGGACGCCGACGGCGGCACCGAACTGGAACAGGGTACGGACTACATCGCCATGCCATACGGCACGACGAACACGGGCGGCACCTACACCAGCGTGCAGATCAGCACCGACGTGGCGGAACTGCACGCCGGGCAGGACGCGCGCCGGTTCGGCTTCACGCCGGTCACCGTGCATTCGCAGCATTGGGGATTTGAGACAGTCCCCGAGGACGTGAAGCGCGCGGCCATCGTGGCCGTGGCGGCCAACATGGATCGCCGCCTGGATGCGTTCGCCGCCACGCAAGACCTGATCGAAGGCGACATCGGCCTCCAGCCGCTGCGGGCCGCATCGTTCGCCCTGCCGACCGCCAGCATGGCGCTGCTGGCCCCGTACCGCCGAACCGTGGGCGCGTTCTAGGCCGTGGCGACCACGACCATTACCGCGATGCGCGCCGCGCTTGTGGCGCTGCTGGCGGCCCGTGCCGGACTGGACGGTGTGCAAATCGGTTACGGCATGCCGCCCGGCGCGCTCCAGCGTGAACACATCCTGCTGGGGATTGTGGATGCGTCGCAGGAATACCGAGCGCTGGGCACCGCGCGCAAGTTTGAGGACTACACCGCCACCGTCCACATCGGGGTCATGCGCGAAGGCACCGACCAGCAGGCGGCCGATGAGCGCGCGCTGGCGCTGCTGGCCGAGGTGGAGGCCACGCTACGCACGGACCCCACGGTGTCCGGCACGGTGCTGACGGCCGAGGTGGGGAACTACCGCCTGGAGCCGCTGGCGAACGAGAACACGCGCGAGGCGCGCATTACGCTGGACATCCGAACCCGCGCACGAATCTAGGAGGCGCACATGGCGCAGGTGACATACAAGGGCGACCACGCCGCCGTGTTCGTGGTGGTGGATGGGATGCCCGTCGTGGAGGCTAAGAACGGCGAGCCGGTGGAAGTCCCCGCCGCGCTCGCGCGCGACCTGCTGGACAGCCCGGTGTGGCATCCGGTGGAAACTGCAAAGCCCGCCCGCCGTAAGGCTAAGGCGGATGACACGGCCGACATGGCCGAGAATGGGGCCGAGTAATGGCTATCGGTAGCGGCCTGGGTTCCCAGGCCATGTTCGGGCTGGAGACCACCTACGGCACGGCGGTCACGCCGACCGTGACGCTGGAGCCTACGTCCGTGGGCCTGGAGTTGCAGGTCGAATCAATGATGTCAGAGGGGCTGCGGGCGGGCCTGCGCGTCCAGCGCGGAGACCGCACGGTGGTGAACCGTAAGGGCGTGGAAGGGTCCATCGAAATGGACATCGTGAGCAACGCGCTCGCGCGGTGGCTCATTCAGGCGGTGGGCGATTCGCGGTCCCTGGGTTCGATCAAGTCGAACCCCGGCAGCGGCGCGGTGTATCTCTACACCATGCAACTAGGCGACCCGGCCAGCCTGTCCAGCATGACCATTCAGACCGGCGTGGCCGACGTGGCCGGGAACGTCCGGCGCATGGACGCAACCGGCTGCTACATCACCGAGTTCAGCCTGTCGAACGAGATTGACGGGATTCTCGCCGGTTCGTTTACCGTGAACGGCCGCGACTACACGCCGAGCGCGTCGGCCGTCACGTCCGCGTCGTATGCGTCCGGCACCGAGCCGCTGGTGTTTACCGGCGGGGCCGTGACGATTGACGGCAGCAGCCTGCCGGTCCGGTCGTATGAGTTGTCCGTGACGCACGGTTACGACACCGAGCGTTACCAGATCAACAGCACCAGCCTTAAGTCCCGGCCGATCATCAACGCGAAGGACGAAATCACGCTGACCCTGGAAATGGAGTTCGGGTCCGAGTCCCCGACGTGGGCCACCGACGATTTCGTGACGAAGTTCCGCGCCGGGACGAAGTTGGACGACATCGTGGGGACGTGGACGGGCACCACCGCCATCGAATCCACCACCATGCCGTACCTGAAGGCCACGGTGCCGCAGGCGGTCATCACCGCCGCGACGCCGACGGTGGACGGCCCGGAAATCATCGGCCTGTCCCTGGAACTGATGGCGACGGACAACGGCACCGACCAGCCGCTGACGCTGGAGTACCAGTCGTCCGAGAACCTGTCGTAACCGGGAAGGCGAGGGGGTCGTGCCGTCACTAGGGCCAGCATCCGGCAACGCCACCGTAAAGGTGATAGGGCTGGACGAGTTGCGGCGCGACCTCCGCGCGATGGACCGACGCATGGGCGGGAAAGAGGGCGTCACCGCGCTGAACCGCGAGTTGCAACTGGCCGGTAACGAGGTGGTCAAGTATGCGAAGTCCACCACCATCCACATGGCCGGGATGGTCGGCCGCGAGCCACGCCGCCGTGATAGCGGTACCGGCCAGTTTTACGGCAAGCGCCGCAAGCGATACACCCCCGGCCGCACGAAGAAGTCCGTGCGCGCGCGGGTCAGTAAGGGCAAGGCCATTGTTGAGGCCCGCGCGAAGTCCACTGGCGGCTCATACAGGTTCGGCTACCCGCTTGCCTACGAACACAACACCTGGAAGGGGCGTTCGATTTCCA